CTTCTTCTAATAATTTAATAAGAAACTTAATAAATTATTAGAAGAAGTTATAGGAGAAAAAGAAGTAACAAAATCGGTTTTAATTGAGAATTTATTAATCGATTATTTTAAAAATAAATAATTAAATGAAGACAAAATTTTATGTATATAATACTAATGAATTAGTAGATTTAGAGGAAGATTCTAAAATAATGGTTGGTAATTGGGGTAATAGATTTAATGTTGAACATCCTGAATCTATAACTTTTTATGAAATTTATAAGAGACAAGATTATTTCAAAGGTGATTGTGTTATAAAACCTAATGATGTTGTAGTTGATTGTGGAGGAAATATTGGTATATTTTCATCATTAGCAATTGATATGGGAGCATCAAGAGTTTTATCTTTTGAACCATTTAAAGAGAATTTTGAATTAAATAAAAAAAATAATCCAGATGTTGAAGTTTTCCAAAGAGCTGTTTCTAATAAGAGTAATGAAACAATAGAATTATTATATACACACACTGGTAATGGTGGACATACTGTTATAGGTTCTGAATTTGATAGAGATCCAGGACATTTTCAACATAAAAATTTATTTGTAGAAACCATAACGTTAGATGATATAATTTCTGAAAATTTTTTAGATCATATTGATTTTCTTAAAATTGATACCGAAGGTTCTGAATTGTTAATATTAGAAGGTTTATCTGATGAAAATTTAGATAAAATAAGGTGTATTTCAATCGAATATCATCATGCAGTTTTTAATTTTGACGATAATATATTTGAAAATTTCATACAGAGATTTCTTAGAAGAGGTTTTAATACTTTTACTTGGATTCTAGATAGTTATGCTAGAATGGTTTATATTTGTAGAGGTGATGTTTTTGTGGAAAATCCTAATCATAGAAATTAATATGGAAGAATTTACATTAGATATAGATGAGCATATCAAATTTATAATTGATAACTTTGATTTTGTTAAAGTTGAAAAAATAATGACTTATTTAAATTGGTCGTGGCTTACAAATGACGGATATAAAATTCCTTCAGTTGATCAATTGAAAAATGAGGCATTATCATTATTATTTAATGCTTATAATTCGAACGTGACAACTATGTCAACAGGAGGGTTTAAAGTAACTAAGAATGAAGATTATTTGGATTTAGAATTTGTATTAGAAGACGCATCATCAGAAATTTTAAATTTTGATGATAAATATGAAAGGATTAAAAAATTAAAAATTAGAAAGAATAAACTTCAAAAGATAGACAATGGAGAATACAATTAAAAAATATCAAAATACAGAAACACTTGTTTTACAGAATCTATTGAAAGATTATGAAAAAGAATTAGAAAAATGTGAAAATTTGAAATTATTAAGAATTGCACTAGATAAAAGTAATTTAGATATTCAAAAGACAATAGATGATTATGAAATTGATATACATTTAATTAGAATGGAACTTAATAAAAGACTTTGGAAAAATGATATAAAAATAAAATAAATTATGGAAAAGAGATTATTTAGAGTAAAAGATGGACGAGTTTTTGGTGGTGTTTGCACTGGTATTGGTGAATATTTTGATATAGACCCAGTTATAGTTAGACTATTATTTGTGCTGTTGTTTTTATTTTCAGGCATAGGAATATTAGCTTATATTATATTTTGGATTGTAATACCAAAGAAACCTGACGTAATTCCTCCATCGCAACCCGAAAATTCGGAAATAAATTAAGATAAAAGAGTGATTTTTATAAAAATCACTCTTTTTTATTTTATGGGGTTATAAATTTTATATATAATGTTATGAAGAGAATAACATTACAAAATTTTATTGAAAGATCAAATATTATTCATAATAATAAATATGATTATTCATTAGTTGATAATGATGTAACAACTAGAAAAATAATTAAAATTATTTGCCCTATTCATGGAGAATTTGAAACATTAGCAGGTTCACATATTAAAGGTGAAAGTTCTTGCCCAAAATGTTTAAAAGATAGATATAAAAATGACTTTTTAATAAAATCAAAAAAAATACATAATAATAAATATGATTATTCATTAGTGAATTATAAAAATAATGACACAAAGATCAAAATTATTTGTCCAATTCATGGTGAATTTGAACAATTACCACATCATCATACAACAAGGTAATGGCTGTCCAAATGTATGTATGATGATAAGAGATTAAATACAGAAATATTTATTAATAGGGCTAAAGTAAAACATAATAATAAATATGATTACTCATTAGTTGATTATGTGGGTACTTACAATAAAGTTAAAATTGTTTGTCCAGTTCATGGTGAATTTGAGCAAAAACCTTGTGATCATATAAATGGTTATAGAGGTTGTCCAAAATGTGGTGGTACTATGAAATCAACAACAGATGATTTTATTTTGAAAGCAAAAAAAATTCATAGAAATAAATATGATTATTCATTTGTTGATTATAGTTTATGTACAAATAAAGTTAAAATAATTTGTAAAAAACATGGAGTATTTGATCAATTACCTTATCAACATTTATCTGGAAATGGATGTCCAATTTGTAATCAAAGTAAAGGTGAAAATACAATTATGATTTTTTTATCAGATAATAATATTAAATATATATCTCAGAAAAAATTTGAAGATTGTAAAAATATAATTTATTTACCTTTTGATTTTTATTTACCTAATTATAATCTATGTATAGAGTATGATGGAATACAACATTTTGAACCAAATATTAGATTTGGTGGTGAAGAAGAATTTATGAAAAGATTAAATAATGACAAAATCAAAACTGATTTTTGTAAAAAAAATAATATTGAATTATTAAGAATAAAATATGATGAAAATATTATAGAAAAATTAAAAAATAAAATAAAAAAATATGTCAACTCCTCTATATAAGAGACTTAAGGCTCGTGGTACTTCGTTCTACGCCTTTCCATCGGCAGCTTCAGATTTAAATTTAGCAAATTATAATGATTTTTATAATCTTAATTTTACAAAATTTGCATTATTAAATATACCAAGAAAAGAAGTCCTAGGTGATCCTATTGATGGTGTTTTGGATCTTATACCTAAAAGTGATACTGGTGAAAATGCCTTTTATTGTGATGATCCAAATAAAGATATACCTACAACTTTATCTGAACAATTAGTAGAGTCATTGAGAAACTATGTTGCTAATTACGACACATCTTTACATGAAAGTAGAATAAATAGTAATACAGATTTTTATAATATTGCAGAAAGACAAACTCCTACAGAACATATATTTTGGAAATGGTGTAGAAAATTAAATTTAATAGATTTTGAGCCTGGAGTCCATAAAGTAGACTGGGATAAAAATCTTTCTGATTTTGATAATCCTAATAAGTCAACCATAGAAAATACTGATTATTTTCGTAAATATTTATGGAAAGAAAGAGAAGTTATTTATTATCAAACAACACATATTGAAGAGAGTGATGACGATCATAAAACAAGTGATGGTATAAATCGTACTCCTAAATTTACAATACCAGGTGTTGCTAAATTTAAAGTTGGTGATAAAGTTATATTAGAAACTGATGATAGTTTGGATAAAATTACTTTTATAGATACCGTTATTAATTTAGGAGAACCTAACAATGTTCTTTATGTTGAATTTGATTCAGATTTTACATATATATGGTTAGATGTATTTTGTCAAGGTGATATAGGTCGACGTGAATTAAAAGCAACATCAATACATTTAAAATATCATAGATTAATTGAATATATAGGTGAAATTAATCAAATTACAAATATACAAACGGCTTCTAGAGTAGGACAAGAAGTAACAGCTTATATTCCACATCAAGCAGGTAGAACGCCAACAATACTTTTTGGAATTAGAAATAATACAAACTATTATCCAAATTTAGAAATACCTATATTGGCAGATGAAATTCAAACAGAAATTGTTGGTGCAGAAACATTAAATTCACCAATAAGGACCAATCCACAAGATTACCCTGGTTCTCATTTTGGTCAATTTGACACTAATGATAATACTTATTTATGTTCAAATGGTGATGCTATTAGATATCAAGGTGATTATTATGGTGTGATGTTAACAGAAAATACAGGTTTAAGTGAAGAAGAATATATTGAAAAATTAACAGATTTTAATTCAGATAATATTGATGGTGTGTTTTTAGATGTTGATAGAACACATTATTATAAAATGTATATGCCTAATTTAGAGAGTAAAAATTTTGATGAATTTAGTTCTGTATCAATTGAAGGTATGGCACCTTGCGATTTTGATTTTAATGCTATATTATGGTATTATGAATTATTAGAGCAAACAGAAAATGGAGTAAATTCTTATGTTAATTTATATGGTATTGAATTTTTAAATAATCCTGATAATGATGATGATAATTTTGGTAATTTAATTACACCTTATCATAAATTAGTAACAAATGGTTCACATGATGGTTTATCTTATATGTTTAATTTAAATCTTCATTATAATATTGATAATGATGTAGAACCATTAACATATGATCCAAGTACTATTTATAATATGTTTGGATTTGATATGTATAATGAAATGATGAGAAGATATTACCAAGTAAATGAAAATTTTGTTAATATTATACAAGAATTTGTCAGAATTAATTTGGATCTTCAAGACATGAAAAGCTTAATATATTCCCAGACCTCTATGGATGAACTCAAAAGTAGAATGAGAAATATGGAAGTTCTTTTGCAGTTGTATTCTAATAGACAATTAACAGATTCAGATACTGCTAAAATTTCAGTTGATAATTCAGGTACCTATCCTACATTAAAAATTAATGTAGTTGGTGTAGAATATGATGAAATAAAAAATATTAATTTATTGACAGCATATAATTATAATTCTTCAAATGCTGGCGCTTCTTATACAATTTCATTGTCATATACTAATAAGATGCTATTAAATTTAATAAATGATAATCATAGTATTCCAGAAGGTGATATTATTATTTTACTAGATGGTGAGCCTAGAAATAAACAAAAATTAGATATAATTATTAAACCAGAATACGCACAATATGCACAAAGACTAACTGTAAATATGAATTATAAATATAATAATACTGTAATAGAGTCTACTTTATTTCAAGTAGATTTACCTAAAGACGTGATTGTTTATGATGCTTTAATTCCTGAAAATTCTATATTTGATGATACTTACTATTTAAATGAAAATATATTTGTTAATGCAATAGGATTTAATACAGGTGCAACTTGGTGTGGAACTGGATATACGCAATTAACTTTATCAGAAGATATATTTGTAAGCGGAAATACTATTTATATTCAAAATTTATATTTACAAGATTTAGATGGATATATATCAGATTATAGTGGTTCTTATATTATTTTAGAAAAAAATACATTTGGACTAACTTGTGGTTCTTATATAACTATTAATTTATTAACTGTAGATGTACAGGGATATAAATTAATAGGTCATCCAAGAGTGAGTTTTTATAAAGGTTTACAAGTTTCAATTCTTAGAATAGATGGAAGTGATAATATTCCATTTAGTGAAATTAATAAAAAATACGATATATCGTATAAAATAATTTAAATTTATGAATATTTTGATTGAAGATTTAATAAATAAAATTAAGCAAATATTTGATTCTACAAAAGTTTTATCAGTTGAGAGTGTTTATGAAAAGACTTCAACAAATGATCTAAGATTAGTTATTTCCATGAATAAAATTTTATATGATAATATTAATATTATTTATACTAAATTAATTTTTGTAACTGACCAAAATAAAACAAATATTACAAAAAATTATTTTACATATTTATATGATATTAATTGTGAATATGTTAGAATTGAATTTTCAGATTTGGAAGATTTTTCAAATAAAATATTAAAAATTTTCAAAGAAAATAAATTCGGTGAAAATATTAAAATTTTATCTAAATTTATTAAATCACCTTCTACATTAATTAATACTTGGTTCGATGAAAATGATATTACTAATCTATCGGTTATTAATGTCAATGATGAAAAAATTGCAATAAAACCTTGTGAATTATTATCTTTTGAATTTAATATAGAATTAAATATAAATCAGACGGTTGAATTGACTATTTCAAAAGAAGGTGATAAAGAATATATTTATAAATTTAAAAGTTTTAATAATATATATGAAGATAAAAGACCTAATTTGAATGATCTTGTAAAAACAATAGCATCTAATTTAAAAAATAAAATTAAAGTATAAAAATGGCAAGACCTACAAAACTTTATAGAGTTTTTAATAGAATAGAATTAAATTATACAAATTTAACTAATCAAATATTTAATTGGTTAAGCTCAGCATATGAAAAATCTGGAATTTTATTTAATTCTGCATCTCCATATGGCCAAATTTTAGAGGTAGTTAAAGAATTCTTTTTACAAAATATTTTATATTTGAAAAATTTTGTAAAACAATTAGATATAGAACAAGCTAATTCCAGAAGAATGGTAAATAGTATTGCTAGAATTTCTGGACATAATCCTTCAAGAACAATATCAGCTAAGGGTACTCTTAAATTTAAACTTAAGCAAGGTGTAGATATTTATCAGAATGTTCCTAATGCTAAAGTTATTATATATGATGGTACAGTAATAAAAAATAGAACTAATTCTCTTTATTATACACTTAAAACTAATAATGTTAATAATATTTATACATTGTTACCTGGTTGTCAGTTTTTTGTAAATGTTATACAAGGTAAATATGAAATACAAGCCTTTACAGGTGATGGCACAATAAATCAATCATTACAAGTTAATGTGAGTAATAATGTTACAATAGATAATTTTGATTTTCAAGTAACATTAAATAGTGTAAATTTGCAGATTAAAGATCATTTATATGATATGCTCGAAAATGAATATGCTTGTTATACTAGAACAGGATTTAACGGTGGATTAGATGTATATTTTGGAAATGGTATTAATGGTGTTGTACCACCTCTTGGATCTATTATAGAAGTTAAATATTTATTGAACAATGGACTGAGTGGCAATATAGTAAATAATAAAGTTAATGATTTTACTTTTATTGATGATATCTATGACGACCTTGGAAATGCGGTACAAGCAAGCAATTTATTTGATATTTATATTGAGACTAATATTCAATTTGCTAGTAACGGTGAAAGTGTAGAATATACTAAATCTGTAATTCCATACGTATCAAGAAATTTTGTACTTGCAACACCAAATCAATTTATTTATCATCTTAAAAAATTGAACATGTTTTCTAAAGTTAATGCTTTTAATACTTTAGATATGGTTAAGATTGATATAGATAGTGATGGATCTAAAGACCAGATTAATATAAATGAAATGTATTTATATCTAATACCAAGAATCAGTGATTATTTTTCCAATAATATTAATTATTTCAATGTTTCATTAGATGCCTTTGATTTACAAGAAAATGAAAAAAATAGAATAATAACATATCTTAAAATGCAAGGAATTGTTAGTATTACAGCTAATATTAAAGTTATTAATCCTGTTAGAAAATTTTTTGTAGCAAATGTTTTTATTAGAAGATTCGATGATGTTTCAGAAGATAATATTAGAGAACAAGTTATAAGTGTTTTGGCAACATATTTTTCAAATTATGATAGATATGATAGGGTTATTAAAGCTGATATAATAGCTAGATTAAAATTTATCGATGGCATAGATTCAGTTAATATAGAATTTGTTGGTAAGGATAATGAAGATTATCATAGAGATGGTGCATTATTATCATCAAATACTAGAAATGTTATTGAATCTACGTATGTAGCATCATCTAATTCTGTTACTATAAATTCTGATGTTTTGATGTCAGCTACAGGTGGTACTCTTGATGTAAGAGGTGTTATAAATAGTTCTTCTCCAGAAAAAACATTTGAGAATTCTACAATAGTTTCATATAAAAGAAATGTAGCATATGATGCTAAAAAAATGGTTGGAATTGATCCAATTTTAGGAGATATTGTTGTGGGTAAAAACGAGTTGGTCATTTTAAGAGGAGGTTGGAAAAATAGAAATGATGTTTATTTTAGTGAAGATCCAAGAAATACTACTGGATTTAGCAGTGTTAATATTATTTGGAAAGGTACTACTGACCATCAAAAAGCTGCTAAATAATGATGAAATTATTTAACCTAATTTTTTAAATATTTTTTAAATTACTTTAAATCTATTTTTATTTGACAAAGGAATAACATCACCCATAAATTCAAAAGTATTCATTCTGCTTTTGGCAATAGGCTTACTCGCTGCTCTTTCATCAAAACACACGTTACAAAATGAATTTGAACGGTATTCCAAGAAACTTACGGCCATCGGTCTTTCACAATATTTACAATGAAATTGCTTCATATTTCTTTTGCAAAGGTAAATAATTCTTTTCTAAGCTTACTAATTTTTCTTATTTTTAAAATTGCTGAAATTAGATATAAGATGGTTGGTGCCTGTGAGGGAGACGGTAACCCTGGTTTATATCTTTTTCATTTATAAAAATTCTTTAAATATTTCTTCCTTATTATCTAATACAAAATTATGTATATAATATACTATTTTTTTGTAATTTTTATATTCATAAATGCTATTAACTGCATAATCTTTTAAAAAATTATCATCCGCTGAAATTAAATAGTCATTATTCTTATCAAACCAATATGCTAATTGATATATATTTTCTTTAACTTTCATAGATAATAATACCGCTACCCCATTATTAATCTCTCCTATATAATCTGTAACTGTAATAAAATTAGTTACATCTTCAATTATATCTTCTTCTTGCATTTAGATTGTTGATTTTTTATATATATAATAAAAAGTAGGTTGAAATGTCACTAAAAGATGTAAAAGATTTAGTTATAAGATATCCTGGACATCCAAGATATGAAGCAGATAGAATAGTAGAAGATGATGAAATAGAAGTAATAGTTCAGAAGTTAGAAATGATACTATTTACTAATAAAGGTGAAGTGCTTGGTGATATTAACATGGGTGTTAATCTAGAATATTACCTTTGGCAAACTAGGATTTCTACTGGTAATTTAAAAAATAAAATTCAAGAGCAAATCTCTGAATATATTCCAGAACTAGAGGTTATGGGATATACTTTCGATCTTTATTTATATGAAGGTACTGTTAGAGATATTTTATATTTAGATTTCGTTATTAAAGGATATAATATAGAATTTGTATATGAATAAAAATAAGCAACATTATGACTGAACATTCCGATGAATTTATTTAACTAGCGAAATAGTTA